ATGCGCGCGGCCGAGGCGTTCGAGCACGAAACGAAGCTACCGGGGAAGCGCAACGGCGCGCTCGGCGCGATCGGGCTCGAAGTGCTGCGCTGCCTGTTGCGCCTGCGCGGCCGTAAGGACGGCCGGCTCGATCCGACCTATCAATGGATAGCGGACAAGATCCACCGGTCGCGCAGCGCCGTAGGCGAGGCGCTCGACCGCCTGAAGGCGTGCGGCTTCCTCGACTGGATCCGCCGCTGCGTACCGATCGAAAATGCCGAGCCTGACGAGCAGCAGAGCGAGCAGATCGCCAACGCCTTCATCCTGCTTCAACCGCCAACGGTGCGGGAGTGCGTCCGCCGCATGCTTCGTAAGCCTAGCGAGTTCGTGCGAGCTGTAGCCGAGAAGCTCGCACGCCAGAAGAAGCTGGACACCGCGACGGTCGACGACGTGATCGCCGAGGTCCAAAGTCCCGAGCTGCGCGCCATCCTCGCTCGCGTCCGCGCTTCCGTTGATAGTGCAAATCCGCCGAGCGGTCACACAGAGGCCCTGTAAGACTTAAAGATAAGTGGAACGCCTATGGCGTACGCAGTTTGAAGCTCCACCAAGCCCCCACGGCCCCGAACCCAGCGGGCTCAACGTCCAGCAACCGCTGGCGAGCGTGCCGGCTTGCGCCGTCCCGTGCATCCTGGGGAGGATGCGCAAATTCGGTGCCATTTCACCCATTCACGTCGACCATGCTACGATATCCCCTAAGCGGAATCGATGGGAATGGGCAGGATTGCGGACTGGCTGCTTACGGGCGAACATCGAGGTAAGCAGCCGTTCGTTCAGGTGTCGGGGCGGGGGGCGAGCAGCCGCTTTTTGTTGGAAAGCGGACGCGAACCTAGGCGAGCGCAGAAGCTAGCCTGATACCGACGTGGACCATCAAAGCACCCATTGCCGCACCCTTCGCAAAGCTGAACGCCAATTTCGGTCGCTTCATTGTTCGCCTCCTGTGCGTCAATCTTACCAACGGGCTGAAGGTCCGCAAGTGGGCGTTTCCAGCCTGTCCCACTGCTGGCAAAGCCGTCTGGCGTGCCGCACGTCGCATTGCGGTGGCTAGCTGCCGGTCCGCTTCCGATTAAGACGAACCAGCAGAGCGCCCGTCAGCACTATCGGGAGAAACGCGTTGGCTATCGGAACGCTCGCGGTATTCGTCAGTGCGCAAAATAAAAAATAGGCACCAAGTGCTACACTGAACGCTACCAGTCCTGCTCGTAGGGGCATTTGACTACTTTGCACCTTCGATCTCCGCTCAACCTCAGCAGCGACATTACGAAAACCTGCGAACGTCCGCTAGTGGGCGTAAGTGTAACGGCTGAGATGGGCAGGAAAGCGGACGGTCCGCTTCTAGGTGTCGGTGAATTGAACGGGCACTGGTATACGCAAACGATCTCGCGACCTGATCGGTGGAGCCTAACGGCGGCCCGCAAACTTCTCACTTCCACGACGCATTGCCCCATGGGCTCTCACACGGTCGAACAGTAGCTCGAGATCGTCGCGGCCGATGTCGAATGTCTCGCCAAGGTCAGCGAGCGCTGCGTCGAGATCTTCAGGATGAGGGATGCCCTCAGCCTGCGGACCGGCGGGCATCTGCAGGCCTGATACAGGGCGATGCGGGTACGAATGGCCAGACAGATGATGAAAGACCACCCCGGCAGCGGTCAGGATTACCGCGTTAATCCCCACTGGCATTAGCGGGAACATCCAGTCGGTTGTTGTGACCGCATGACCGCCCATCACCGCGGTCAGTGCAGCAGCCCCGCCAGGAGGGTGCAGACAGCGCAGCAGTGACATCGCCAGGATTGCACCTCCGACTGCCAAGCCACTCGCAAGCCCAGGCGATGACACCGTGGATGCTATCCCAACGCCGACAACAGCCGAGATGACGTTGCCCCCGATCACTGCCCAGGGTTGCGCGAGCGGACTGGCAGGAACGGTAAAGATGAGTACCGCCGAAGCGCCCATGGGGGCCACGAGCAGCACGGCGGGCCACCCGTCTCCGAATACCATCGCTGTCACAAGTGCGGTGAACGCGATGCTCAGCGCCGCGCCAATACACGCCACAAGTCGACCACCGAACGTGGCACCAGCAAGGATCGGAGCAAATAGAGCCCGCAAGCATATAACCTTTCGTCGACAGGCTTCGCACCGATTTACCCGGCCTTGAGCGACCGCCTATGAGCGCAAGCAGGATGGCCGTATAGGGCAGGAAAGCGGACGGACCGCTCTCGGGCCCTGTCATGGGAAAGCCGACACTAAACGTAGGCGTGAAAACGCCTCAGATTTTGGCATCGGCGTATCGCACGGTTTCCCGCCGTTTTCTGGCCGATGCAAACCCTGTGAATTTTGCATCAACAATGTTGTTGCATATCCAGCGGGCGAGGCCTTGCCTTTTGGCACCGCTGCGATGATCGCCAGCTCATGCGATGCCTGAAGTCGATTGTCATAGCTATAGCCACGGGCGTGGCCGGTTGGGCTACCGGCAACGGCGTCCTGAATCTGATCATATTGCTTCTTGGTCCATCGGCAGCGATCAACTTTTCAGGGTATCATCGGGAGATAACCCCGCTTTTGATCTTCCTGGCGACCGCTTTCGGGCCGGTCACAGAGTCCTTCGCGGTCTGGGTTTTGGTTTGGCTGGCTCAATCGAAATTCGGTTTGGGTCATGTCAGCACATCGCTGGCGACCAGCGCTGCGATGGTCATACTGCACGGAATTTCTTGGGCGTCGCTCGCCGTTCTGCCGACCTTTGCAATGCACGCCGCGATCATGTTTTCAGCGAGATTGAGGCGTCGATCTGGATCCGGCTATCTCGTTATCGTCGGTGCCCACTCCTTGCAGAACCTCATTTCGGTCATTCGCCCCCTGCTCATGGCGTAGACACTTTCTGTAAGGCCGACCATGATGCAAAACTTTTGATTTTTGCATCACGAATGACCGGAATGGGAGGAAAGCGGACGGGCGGCTTTTAAGCCAGCGCGATGGAAAGCGGACTCACCCCGTAAGTGCTGACTCCCACCCATTTTCTGTAAAATCGATCTGGTCGGTTGCAAAAGCTGTGTCGAACTCCTGCTCCCATGGGAAAATGCCACTCCGATCCGGCCAAACAATCTGAAGGCATGGGAAATCGTCGCTACCGTAAAACCATCGGCTCCAACCGAGATGATCTCGGTAGAACCGCTTTGCCACCGGAAAGACATAGGCAAGAAGGTTTTCAAACGCTCTATCGGTTGGCTCGCCTACCGGCAGTGGTAACCCCGCCTTAGCCTCTCGGAATAACTCCCAGAACACGTCATGCGCTATCTCACGCCTCATGCCGAACATGATCAATTCTGGTTGACCCGTGTTCACCCACAACCCCGTAGTAAACGAGAACCCCGGCCCTTCAGTGTCGCCAAACACTGCGGTATCGAACCAGCCGTGCTCTCGGACCTTGGCTACAAACACTCGCTCGGCATCATCCAGAGCTTCATCAGGCGCGTTCAGGGCGGTTCGCATGAGCGGTAGCTAACCCTCCCGCTGAACGTCCGCAATCTGGAAGCGCAACAGCCATCCCGAATGACCTATTCTGGGCGGAAGCGGAACGGCCGGATTGGGTTGAATGCGGACATTCGAGCGGTCGTCGGAAGCCGTTACCAGAGGATATGATCGGTAATCACGCCAAACCTGACGAGAAAGCCTAGCGCCGCTCCCACAAAAAGGAGGACCGCATACACGGTGATTGCTCGCGTCCGGCTTCGACGGTCTGTTTGATAGCCCATGTTTGATAACCTCATGGCGGAGTCGGCTGCGACGGTGACCGATCCCAGCAATGTCCACTAGTGGGCGGAAGCGGTCGTCCGGTCGATCAGCAGACCGATGGTCGCTTTGTGGTGGAAAGTGGACGCTGGCAGTTAGTGTGAGCCGAACCACACCCCAGTGACATAGGCTATGCCGCTACCCCAATTTAGCGCTTTGAAAATTCCGAACGCAACCAACGCGGCGTTTCCCAATCCCAGCAATTTGCGGCTCATTCGTCCATCCTCCATCCCTGATATTTTGACAGCGTATTTACCCGTGCGAATGTCTGCAATTGGGCGGTCCCGCCCGGCTCTATCATTGCCGCTTTCGCAACTCGAGAAGAACGCGGGCGGAGGGCGGGGTCAGCGAACGAATTGCGGCGACAGCTGCATCAATTTGCATCATCAGGTGCGCGATCAGATGGCCGCTGAAGCTATGCGTCGTCCTCCTCCGCATCGCATCCGCCGACTGCATCGTGAGCGACATAAAAAGCTCCCGGGCGAGGCGGGGGTTCTTGCGCCGTATTTGGGGTCGCCGAACCGGTCGGGCTTGATAGGGCCACGGCGCCCCGTGGTGGGCACCCTGCCCTGCCGGCGGTAGGCGGCAACGCCAAGGGGCGGCCGGGCAAACGACGGCCCCTAGGGCCGCAGGATAGCTTAGATCCCCCCGCCTCTCGGATGCTGCGGGATATGGTGTCGATAGGAAAGGTCCGGATGAGGGTGCGGTTCATCGACACCCCATGATCCGCGCTTCGGTGAGTGCTGCGGTCCGACATTGCTCGGCACGATCAGGATGGTTTCGCTTTCCTCTTGCCCCATGATACGCTGGAGCAAGTCGTCAGTGAACGATTGCACGGCACGAGCTCCCTGCAGGTCGACGCTCATCCGTTCAGACTTCCGTCGCACCGTCAGCGCAACCTCGATGATCATCCGCAGCTCTTCCCGGCTGATCCTGTTCATGGTCGTGCCCACAGGTCGCGGATGCCCAGCCCGAGCGGGCCGGTGCCAAGGTAGGCGCCAAGCATCCCGTGATCGCGCTCGGACAGCGCTATCGGCCGGCCGTCGTTGATAAAGCGCGCCAGATAGCCCGGAGATCGGTCGATCAAGCGCGACAACGCGGCGAGGCTTTCGCCCCGCTGATTGACCGCCAGCCGCAGCGCCTGACGCGGATCAGCCGGCGATAGCACTAGGCAAAGCTTCGCGCCCATCAGTATACCAGCCAGTGCATTTCGGCGTCGTCGATCGCCGCGAACGCGTCGCCGTCGGCCGACATCTCACGCAGACGCTTGCGAACCGCCTCGGGATCGCCGTCTCTCGGGAACTGCCGATCGCCCCGCGCCGCTTCGGCAACACCATTGATCCAATCTCCCCGATCACGCTGCCGTAGCAGCCATCGGCCGAACGCTTCGGGCTTCGCCTCGATCACATCCTGGTCGTCGTGCATCGCTCAATCCTCTTGCCGAATCGACGCCGAAATCTATACGGCGTTCCCGCTATGTTCTCAAGTGGAGTGCGCGTGTACGAGTTCAGTACGGCGGTTGTCGGGATCCAATATCCGAACACCGATAAGAGCGATCGACGGTATGAGGCCTTACTATGCAAGCCAGGGGACGAGGTGCGGCTCGTGGCAGAGCCGCGCAACAAATATGATCCTCGTGCCGTTGCAGCACATTCGCCTCGATGCGCCCGCCCGCGTGCTGGCCGAAGGCGACCTGAAGCCCGCCACCCGCGTCAACGATGTCGTGACCGTTGCCGGCGCGGTGTACGTCGGTGCCGGTGAGGTTGGTGAGGATGTCGACTACGTCAACATCGACGCGCTGATCTACGACGCGATCGAGCTGCTCGATGAGAATTACCGCGATGACACCGACCTGGTCGTGATCGTCGGCCGCGATCTGGTTCACGACAAGTATTTCTCGATCGTCAACGCGGCCGGCGACAAGGCGACCGAACTGCTCGCGCGCGACGTCCTTCTGTCGGCGAAGAAGCTCGGCGGATTGGACGCAGTCCGCGTCCCGAAGTTCCCGCGTAACGCGCTGCTCATCACCACGCTCGCGAACCTCTCGGTCTATGAGCAGATCGGCACCGAGCGCCGCAAGATTGAGGACAACGCCAAGCGCGACCAGGTCGAGAATTACGAGAGCGTCAATCAGGCTTTCGTGGTCGAGGACATGGGCAAGGTCGCGCTCGTCGAGAACATCGTCATGGGCAAGAAGCCGGCCTGATCAGGCCGCCCTGCCCCCACCAGTTAGCCCGCTCTCCACAGGACATGCCATGAGCCTTGCTCGCAAACATCGGGATCGTATCCTTGCATCCCAGATGGCATCTGCTCCCGTCACGGAGAGCGGGTTATCCCATACCGCCTCGGCGCCAGCGTCCGACGCGGGCACGCCCGCCGAACGCGCTGCGGCGTCGATCGCGATGCGGCTGCAGCATGACCTGCGCCGGCTGAAAGAGATCCAGTCGATCCAGCGCAAGATCGAAACCAAGCGCGAGCTGTTGCCCGCCTATGCCGATTGGATTGCCGGACTGCTCGACGGAGGTCGCAATGCCGGCGTCGGTGTTGCCGAGGACGTCCTGCCGACCATCATGGTCTGGCTGATCGATACCGGCGACTATGCACGCGCGCTCGAACTCGCCGACCATGTCGTCGCCTATGACGTTCCGCTGCCGTCGCGCTACGAGCGATCGGCGCCCACGCTGATCGTCGAAGAGATCGCCGACGCCGCGATCCGGGCGCAGACCGCGAAACAGCTATTCCCGCTCGACGTCCTCGAACACGTCGAAGAGCTGACGGCCGACGCGGACATGCACGACCAGGTGCGCGCCAAGCTGCACAAGGCCATCGGCACCGAACTGGCGCGCACGGCCGAGGATCTCGATCCGACCAAGCCCGAGTTCGTCGTCGCGGCCGTCCGCGCGCTGGCACCACTGCGCGAAGCCGTCCGCCTGCATGACCGGGTCGGCGTCGCCGGCCAGATCAAGCGGCTCGAAAGGGCCATCACCAAGCGCGCCGAACCGACGACGGTCCCGGCCGCTCCAGATACCGCCGGTTCCACCGGCTCCTAAGCTCGCCCCCGGCGCTCGGGGGCGGATCACGCGGGATGGGAGGGTGCTTCGGCACTGAGGGCCATCGTCCCACCCTGATCCCCACCCCCGAGATTTCCAAGGATCAACCGATGGCTGCCCTGTCGCAGATGTGCGCTCTACTCGCTCTCACACTGGGCCTCGGCGTCGGCGTTGCTCTCACGCTGGCCGGCGCCGTCATCGCGCTGGTCAGTTCGCCTGAGTACCGTGACACCGACGATACCGTGCTGGGATGGATCCTGTTCATCGTCGGCCTGGCGATCTTCATCCTCACCGCCAACGCGATCTGCGCGAACCTCGCATGACGCTCAGCTTCAACCCCACCGTCGTGTCGGACGATCCGGCAGCAGCCGAGGCGATCGTCGTCAACGATGGCTGGTATCCGAACATCGACCCGATGCGGCTGCGCGCCGAAGCGCGGATCCGCGATGGCGTTCTCGCCCCGCGTCTGCGCAAGGAGATCCTCGCCGCCATCATCACGGTCGGCGACAACCTCGATACCTGGGCGGAAACGCAGCGCGCCGCGGGATATGCGACGCTCGCGGCCGTGCCGGCGAAAACGATCGACGGGCAAAGCCGTCTGCTGCTGCTCTATTTCAACGCAATCGCCGACGAGACGAAGGCCCGCATCATCGAGGGCTATCGCGACACCGATCTGACCGGTCGCGGCGACCGGAAGGTCGAGGATCTCGAACCGTCGGTCGACGAGCTGCGCCGCAACGCCATCCAGGCGGTCCGCAGCATCCTCGGCCGCACCCGCACCCGTATCGAGCTGATCTGATGGCGGACGTCATCCGATCGCAGCAGGGCGACACGCTCGACGCGCTGATCTGGCGCGAGCGTGGCCTTGCCGCAGCAAATATCGCCCCCGTCCTCACCGCCAATCCCGGCGTAGCCGGGCTCGGTGCGGTCCTGCCCGCGGGCACCGCCGTCACAGTCCCTGCCACCGCGCCGGCCGTCACCGTTCGCGACATTATCCAGCTTTGGAGCGATTGAACGATGAAGGATCTCCTCCACGAATTCGGGACGTGGCTGCTGGCGTTCGTCATCAGCCTCGTTCCCGCCGGCCTCGGGTCGATCGTCAGCCTGCTGGTCGAAACCGGCCTCACCTGGGGGCAGCGGATCGCGCAGGTCTGGGTCGGCATCGTCGTCAGCTACTTCGTCACCAACGCGGCCGGCGCGATGTTCGGCATGCACCCGTTCGTCTCGCAGGCGATCGGCTTTCTGGTCGCCATGGTCGCCTTCAAGGGCGCGCCCGGCTTCATCGCCGGCTGCAGCGCCGTCCTGGCCGAACTCCCCGGCAAGCTCAGCGAGCGGCTGCTCGCGCTCATCCCGCGAAAGGACCCCAAGTGATGCCACAGCCCGACAAGGGATCGTCCCCGTCGAAGAAGCCCAAGACGCTGATCGGCGTGATCGGCGCGGCAGCGGCGCTGATCGTCACGCCGTTCGTTTCCGGCTGGGAGTCGGGCGGCACGCCGCGGCTCGTCGCGTACCAGGACATCGTCAAGGTATGGACGATCTGTGGCGGCGAAACGCTCGGCGTGAAGCCCGGCATGGTCGAGACGGTCGCCGGATGCGAGCTGCGCGAGGAAGCCGCGCTCATTCGCCATGCCGAACCCGTCCTTGCCTGCACGCCCGTCCTGCGCACGCATCCCAACCAGCTCTCGGCCGCGATCAGCCTCGCCTACAACATCGGCACCGCCGGCTACTGCCGATCGACCGTGGCGCGCCGTTTCAATGCCGGCGACTGGAGGGGCGGCTGCGACGCTTTCCTCATGTGGAACAAGGCGGGCGGCCAGGTGGTCCGCGGGCTTGATCGTCGGCGCCGTGCCGAGCGCGACCTCTGTCTGAAGGAGCTGCCCCGATGATCCGCACCCTGTTCGCGAAGGTGAAGGCCGAAGCGTTCTTCCTCGTCCTGCTCGCCGTCGCGGCGGTCGGCGCGTGGCTCTACGTCCAGTACCGCCAGGTCAGCGCCGACCGCGACGATCTGCAACACCGCGCCGAGCTGATCTGCGCAGGGTCGGGCACCGACTTCACGGCGATCGGCAAGACCGCCCGCGGCGTTCGCTGCACGCAGACGGTCGCCGGGCTGGTCAAGTTCAAAGCCGACAGCGACCAGCTCGCCGCGCGCACGCTCGCCGATGCACTGGCGGAACACGACGCCCGACAGAATGACGACACCCGCGCCGCGCGCGCTGCCGCAGAGGCAGCAAGCTCGGCCGCACACCGAATGGAGATGGCAGATGCGCAAGCTGAACGGACGAACCTTGTCGATCATGAGTGGTTTCGCGCTGTCAACGGCGTTGCCGGCCTGCACGCGGCGCGCTGAGGCACCACCCGCGGTCGTCTCGACGCCGATCGTCGTCAAGGTGAAGGATACGCCCCCCGCCGCGCTGCTGACGTGTGCCGAGCGCCCCGATGGACTCCCCGAGGATCCGTCGCTGATCGCGCAGATCCCGACCAGGATCCGTTCGGGCATCATCCGCCTGGCCCGTGCCTTCGCCAGCAACGCCGATCGCAGCGACCGCCTGGTCAACTGGGTCGATCCCGGCACCTGCCCTACCCCCAAGCCCTGACGGAACACCGCATGACGCCGACCAGCGCCCGTATCGACGAAGACTTCACCGCCCGGTTCTACCGCCGCGAGCCGATCGTGCTCGAGCTGCTGCTCGAAAACGCGGACGGCGCGGCCGAGGATCTCGCCAACCGCCGGTTCTTCGCCGCGCTGTATCAGCCAAGCGGCGAAGTGTTCGACCGCGTCGAGGCGACGATCGCGACCGGCACCAACGGCCGTCCCTATCTGTCGTGTGCGTTCCACGGCGACATCACGGACGCACTCTATGGCGAGCAGCTTCTGCGCTACACGATCGGCGAACAGCTCGACAGCGGCCAGGACGTCATCGTCGACGGGGTTCTCAAGATCCTGCCGGCGCCGGTCGGTGCCAGCACCGGCACCTCGACGATCGTCGACGGCATTGCGACGCGGTTCGTGCGCCGGCTCGACATCGCCGGCCGCTCTCGGATCCTCGTATCCGAACGCGGCCCTGCCGGCTTGTCGGCCGCACAGATCGCGGTCGCTGCCAATGACATAACCGAGCCGACGCCCGAGGCGTTCATGGGCCACCTTCGATCCACCGCGGCGACCGCAGCGCGTCAGGAGGCGGATAGCCAGTTCGGCGACGCCATGCTCGACTTCGGCGAATTCGTCGGCGTTCGATCGGCCGAGATAGATGGCGCAATCAGCGGGGCGGACGCGGCTGCGGTCGAGGCACAGGCACAGGGAAGTTTCGCGAAGTCGAGCGGCGAGGCTGCGGCAAGTGTCGTCACTGGCGCAGCGGCTATTCTAAGCGCGGTGCCGATTGTTCAGGCGTCTCAGGCATCTACCGAGCAGGCGCGCGATCAGGTGGTCGGGTCGGTCAGAAATACACCAGGCACGGCAGGGTCTTCCGACCCGCTGGTGGTGCTGAAGAACGCGCTTGGCTTTGTATTCGGCGAGATCTTCCGCAACGGGCTGACTCTGGAAGGCGTCTCGATCAACGCGCCCGGTGGATCCGGCGCGTTCTTTTCGCTGTGCAACGAATTGGGGTTCTCGCCCTTCGGCATCACCCAGGACGGCACCATCCAGTTGCCGGGCGGCGACTGGCGGGCGACCGAGCTTGGCGGGTTCGAGCTATCTTCCGGCGGCAACATTCCGCTGTCGTACAGCGACGGAAAGCTTGGCCTCCTGGGCGCTTCGGTTCGGCAGATCGACGATGCGCTATTCCGCATCGCCAACCCGCTCGGCTTCGTCGCGTTCGAGATCGGCATCGATGGGAAGGTGATGTTCGGCCCGACCGAAGACGTTGATATCGTCGTGCCGCCCGCGCCGATCGACGTGACGCCGGTCATCGGTGACGAACTGTTTCTCGTTTCCGATCGTCGCCTGCCGATCTTCGGCCGCAACCTGCTGGTTAGCCGCAGCGATGACGATCTCGCCGTCGTATCGATCGAAAGCCGCAAGGGTGCGCCGTCGCAGCCGTACCTCGACAGTGTCTCGCGGGGGCCGCTCAATCTCGATCCCGCACGGACCGCGGCAACGGCCCGCCTCACGGTGCGAAAGCTCGGTCAGCGAAGCACGCGCCTAGTCAAGAACCTGACGGCGATGGTGAAAACCGTTCCCGTTGTCGGGTCGCCGGCCCCCAAGATCCTGCTGCTCGGCGACAGCATCACGAATCGCGCGACCGGGTTCAATATCCAGCTGCTGTTGCAGAGCTGGGGTTTCGCGCCGGTGTTCATCGGCACGATCGTCGGGTCGAGTTCCGGCTCGTCGTCGAACACGGGCGGTGTGCTTGGCGAAGGCCGCGAAGGCTGGGCGTTCTCCGACCTGTTCGGCTCGAAGTTGACGGACGGTGACGTCCCCTACGGGGTGCTGCCGATCGGGCAGGAGTCGACCTACGCCACGCTTACCAAAACCGAGAAGCGTGGTTGGCAGGTGTTTCTCAACCCGAACACCGCGACGGGGGCACAGACGCCGATCGTGACGATCGGGGGCGTCGATTACCGGTTCGACCTGAGATTCTACCTCGACCGCTTCAGCCTCGCCAACCCGGACGTCGTCGCGATCAACCTCGCCATGAACGACAAGAATGAAGAGGGTGCCAGCCAGTCGCTGCAACAGGTGACCGAGGGTTACGGATACCTGATCGACGAAATTCGGCGCGTGCTGCCTTCGGCGCAGATCGTGATCTGGGCCACGATGGTTCCGGTCGACACCAACGCCGACGTCGAATGGTCGAACGAGTGGCGCCCCATCCTCGCCTCGACCATCAACATCGTGGCGACGCGTCGCGCAGCGGGTGACACCAGGCTGCACCTTTGCTCCGCCTGGGCGCATCAAAGCGCCGAGGCGGGCTGGGATGTTGCGGCCGGCACGCTCGACCCGGCGACCGGGGTCGCGACCACCACCCTATCCGACACGGTCCACCCCGGATCGATCGCGCGCGAGCAGGCCAATGAAGCCCTCGCTGCCGCCATTGCCTGCATCGCTTAACGGAGAACACCAATGGCCACGCCTATGCTCGAACTCACCACCGGCGCCGTCGCGATCATGCCGCGCGCAGGTCGGCTCACGCTTCCCGGGACGCTCGCGACCGGTCTGGAGTTTCTCCATATCCTCGCGGCCGGCGTGGATCCCTCGCTCCGCAATTGGGCCGATGGCAAGCCGAACGCGACCAAGGTCGGTGCACCCGTCGCGGGTGCCGGCTTCCTCACGCTGCGCTCCGGCGTCGACTATCTGAAGACCGGTCTTCTCGATGTTGCCGGCGACCGGACCTATCTTGTCGTCGGCCGCGATGTCAGCGGCGGTGCAGCGGGGGCGGCGCGCTTTGCCTGGATCGGCAGCGCCGTTGGACAATCCGGTGGCGCGAACCTCTACACGCTCGATGGCACCAGCATTCGTTACAACGTCCCTTACAGCAACGCCGGGGGCGAGGTGAATTCGTCGGCCGTCCTGCCCATCCCGAAGGTCTTTAACTGCCTGATCATGACCGCGGCGCAAGTGGGCCTGACCAGCACCGCGGCGGACAACCCGACGCTGTATAACATGACGACCGGCGTGTCGGCCGTTGGATCGTTGAACGACGGGTACGCCCGCGTCGCTAACGGCCAGCCGGTCATCATCGGGGGCTTCAGCGGCACGGCCTTCGGCGGTGTCGGCGACGAGGCCCTGGCGATGTGCTGGTCCCGCGTCCTCACCGATGCGGAGCGGGTGGCCGCATACGCATGGGCAAAGGCCCTTGTCGCGACCAAGTCGATCGCAGTCTGACGGATGAAAAAGCCGGAATCTCTTCGCGATCTCCTATTCGCCAGCGTCCCGGCGCTGGCGAAGAAACGGGAGAACCTGTCGATATTCATCGACAAGGGCCGCATTGCAGCCCGCGCGACCGGCTCGCTGTCGTTTGAGTACCGCTACACCCTGTCGATCGTCGTGCAGGATTATGCCGGCGACCTCGACGACCTGGTCGTGCCGGTCCTTGCCTGGATCGCCGAGTATCAGCCCGATCTGATGGAGCGCGGCGAGCAGGAACCATTTAGCTTCGAGTCCGAGATCCTCGACAGCGACGCGGCCGATGTCGAGATTGGCATCGAACTCACCGAGCGCGTGAAGGTCGAGCGTCGTGACACCGGTGGTACGCGCGTCACGCATCTGCCTGAGCCACCCCGCACTGATGCCTTCGCCGGGATCGAGCGCGTGAACCTGTGGCAGGTCGTGCTCGACGACATTGTCGCCGGGACGGTCGAAACCACCCGCGCATGAGTGACGACTTCGAACAGATCCAGTCGCTTGCCGGCGCGCTGCTGCGCCAGCTTGGCGCGTCGGAGCGGCGATCGTTGCTGCGCCGGATGGCGCGCCAGGTGCAGCAGAGCCAATCCGCGCGGATCGGGCGGCAGGAAGCGCCGGATGGCAGCAAGTTCGCACCGCGCTGCGAACGCCGCGATCTGAAGCCGGGCAACTATGCGGTCAAATTCCTGTATCCGAAGGGCGACGCGAACGCGCGCGTCGTGTTTCTGAAGAGCTGGGTCCACGACGGGCCGCTGATGACCGGCTTCGATATCGAGGCGGGCGGGATCCGCAGCTTCTTCTACGACAAGGTCGAAAAATACCTGCCCCTCGATGCCAGCGCGCAGAACGCCGGTGCCGGCAAGCTGCGACGGAAAGGGACGATTCGGCAGAAAGCGATGTTCCGCAAACTGCGCAGTGCGCGCAACCTCCGCGCCGGCTCGACCGATCGCGAGGCGTGGATCGGCTTCTCCGGTCGCGCGGCCGAGATCGCGCGCGTTCACCAGGAGGGCCTGCGTGATAAGCCGTCAAGAAAGGGCCGTGCCGTTCGCTATGCCGAGCGCGGCCTGTTGGGGGTGACCCAGGCCGAGCAGTCGTGCGCGCTCGACATGTTGCTGGAACATGTTGCAGCCGCTTGATGGCTTTCCGGTGATGGGCTGGCGAGTCTCTGTACTGACGGAAGCCTCGACCGGCACCTTCCCCATGAATGCTCAGTTACGCCCTACCGTGCTAATTTCTCCATCCCCCCGGACGGGCGGTAGTTCAGGAACGCGAGCACCCACACCGTTGATTTAAAATAAAAGATGATCTCTGACCGCTGATAATCGCACCGTTAAGGATTCTCAGTTAGTCGATTTAAATGCGCCAGACATTTGCACGGTTGGGAGATTCGCCGCTCGGTCCGGCGGTTCTCGGCATTGCCTATTTCGCCTCTGCATTGCTGTCGTTAGTTATGACCCGCGGGGCGCATGGCATCGCGGCGATCTGGCCACCGAGTGGCATTCTGCTCGCGACCCTACTCGTCGTACCCCGGCACGCGGTCTGGCGGTTTGCGATGGCGGCGATAATCGCAAGTTTTGCGGCTAATCTGCTCGCCGGATCGGGTTTCTGCGTCTCCATCGGATTTACAGCAGCCAACGGGCTTGAGGCGATGGTTGCCACCCTCCTACTTCGGCGACGATCGGGGGCACGGGTCTCTTTCATCAATCCATCGGGCCTATCTGCGTTCTTCGTCGCGTCGTTGATTGCCTCGCTCGTGAGTGCTTTAGCGGCGACCTGTATTTCGCCGAGGTTGAATGGCGAATTCCTTCTTTCATGGTTCAGCACGGTATGGCTGGGCATGTTGCTCGTGACGCCGTTGCTACTAGCGGCATTCGAGCTTTCGCTCTCCACGCGACGACGGGTGTCCGGGCGCGATGCCATTAATTTGAGCGGCATCGTTCTACTGACAGTCATCGCCGCCAGTTTTACATTCTACCAAACCCAATACCCGATGCTGTTCGTACCGATGATGGTAATTGTGATTGCCGTCCTGCGCGGCGGTATGCTTGGCGGTATCATCAGCATGATGGTCGTCGCGGTGCTCGGATCACTGGCGCTTTTCTGGGGGTCAGGCCCAATATTCCTCATCCGTGCGTCCTCCGATACGCGCCTTTTATTCTTTCAGTTTTATCTATTGTCGCTGTTCGTTTCGTCGCTACCAATGGCAACGCTCCTCGCTGCGCGTGATCGCTTGAGAGTAAATCTTTCAGAACGCATCCGTCTTCTCGATCAGGCGGAGGCTGCGGCGCATATTGGGCATTGGCGTGTCAATTCTATCGACCAGACGATCTTCTGGTCGCCAGAGGTTTTCCGCATGCACGGCCTTCCGGAGGGAAAACCACCGGCTTTGGAGCAGGCTATCGATCTATATCATCAAGATGACCGACAGGGCGTATCCGAGGTCATTGCGCTTGCACTTGCCGAAGGCCAGCCCTTTGCGTTCGAAGCCCGTATCGTTCGCCCCGACGGCTCCGTCCGTTATGTCGCGACCCAGGGAGAGCGTGATTATTCGTCGACAGATGACGCTATTGGGCTTTTCGGTCTCATCCGTGATGTCACCGAGCAAATCGAAGCACAACAGGTCCTGAAAGAGTCCCGTGACGCCGCCAACCGCAGCGCGGCTGCGGCAATGTTGCTCGCTTCGACAGATGTCCTAACCGGACTCGCGAACCGTAGACGGATCATCGAATATCTTGATGACACGTTGACAGGCAATGAGACGGGAAAAGCCGCACTCTCGGTCATACTCTTCGACATCGACCATTTTAAAGCCGTGAATGATCGGTACGGCCACGATATCGGCGACGATGTGATAAAGCGTGTTGCATCGTCGGCAAACGGGTGTTTGCGAAACACTGATCTGATCGGTCGCTATGGTGGCGAAGAGTTTGTCATCATCTTGCCCAAGACAGACAGGGAGGTGGCGTTGCAGATCGCCGAACGCGTACGAGCTAGTATCGAAGCATCTTGGGATGACGGACAGCCGAAAGTAACTGTCAGCTTGGGCATCGCATCCACCCGGGACGGCGACACGTGCGATGTCATCCTCAAACGGGCGGATATTGCCCTCTACGAAGCAAAACACGCTGGCCGAAACCGATTGCGCTTGGCTTCCTGATGCTGAACGATCAGTATATATTGCGTCAGCCGGAATAACTGGCGACACAAAAAAATCTATCCGTCGCGTGAGGGCGAAATGTCTTTAACGGTAGATCAAATTCGGCTGGTGACGGAAAGCTACGAGCTGATTAGACTCTCACCCCGCCCGTATGCCGAGCTATTTTATCATAGATTGCTTTTGGATCACCCGTTTGCACGAGCGGTATTTCCCGATGATATGACGAACCAGATCGCCGTTTTTTCAAAAACAATAGATGCCCTTGTTGCTAACGTCGGCGATATCGTAAACCTAAAGCCTTTCCTTTCTGATTTGGGCAAGAAGCATGTCAAATACGGCGTCAAGGCCTACCAATATGAAGCGGTCGGGACCGTTCTGATCGATACATTCGCGGATATATTAGGCGAACGTTTTACTCCGGCAACTCGCCATGCTTGGGAGACGGTTTATAGCGAAACAGCCGGCATCATGATCTCCGCGGCCTATTCCGATATTTAGCACAGAGCCGCGGCCGGATCTTCGGTCCATGATTATTTTGTATTATGCGAGCCATACATCCACTCGGCGGCGCTTCGAGTTCATTCCTAAGAAGATGATCGTACGCGAAAGCGAGTCCTCCGCCCCGGACAGCGTAGCGACAATTAGCCCATGATAATGAAGCCGTATGACGGCTGACCTATTCTAAAAATGTTCAGCGCAGATTATGAGCCCGTCGAAGCAAACAGACGGCGAACGGCACGGACGCCAATCGCTATCGATGCCGAACTTGACGGATCACGCCGCACGCTTTGCAAGGTCGCCGATATCTCTACTGGCGGCGCGCAGATTCAAACCTACTCAGCATTGAATGTGGGCGCAAAAATTTGGCTTACTCTTCCATTAATCGGCCGAGTGTCGGCAACGATAAAATGGGCCAGCGACTACAACGCAGGTTGCCAATTCGACGATCCTTTGAGCGCCGACCTGGTTGAGGCTGTGATTGCACGGGGTGGCGGGAGTTAAACGACGGTAGTGGCAAGTGACCTATCGCGACGTGCGGCCTTGGGATGACAAAACCAACAAGTCCAAGCCGTGCAGCCCGCAGACCATATGTTCGATCCTGCCTCTGACCATTTGTTGTCGACGCGTAAGCACCGCAGCGCGAGGATCCCGCAATGGCGCGCAATGAGCGGGAGACTGAGAAGGACTTAATCGAAGGCTTATGGGCCATGCGCGCTCTGGCGATCCGGCTGAATCTAAAAGTCGTCGGGGCGCTCATCAAAGTCGCAATCGGATTGATTCCCACCAGCTTTCACTAGCTATCAGAATCTTGACTCTGAGCAGTAGGGACTAGCTTGACGCAAAGCGCCCTCCATCGACTCGCGTCGCTCTTCAGCTGCGCGCTTTATATATCCTAGTTCCACATGGGTTCGGCGGAGACACCCTCCGCCGCGGCCTTTTACAAACCGCAGAAATCCATGGTTTGTGGGCAAGAAATGGTACGACGTACCCCGGCGATACCCTAGGGCAAATCGCACGACTATGAGCATTTGGATCTGAAACGGATCTGTCTTGGCGCGTCCGCCTCACCCCTATAGCAATTGCGAATGTAAGGACGAGACGGGCTCGGGCTATTGGCGAGCATTGCTGTCGATGTATGGGATGGTTAATCAGCCATCGGCTCATTCCGATCGCGAGGATTACGATGGATCTCGACAAGCCAAGAAATCTGCTGAACTCGGATGAGCTTCATCAAGTGATGAATCACTTGGCCAGTGCGAAAAAGTATGGCGATCCTCGCCAAGTATGGGTCGAAGACGGACATGTATTCGTCGAAGGACACGACGGAGAGATCGTTTCAATGACCCCAGCGGTCGCAATCAAAATGGGCAGGATGCTGGGCGAAGCCGGAGCCGCATCGCTGATCAACAGTGTGATGGACGAGAGCACTGATAGATCGGTTTAATCTAGCGCAGCTTGCAGAATTGGCGAGCCGTGAATCTACTTTCATTTCCATCTCGGCCATTCCGCTTCCGCCCAATCTTTGCCGTTGCCCGGTCCGATTGCATTTCCTGATTGCAGACGATCGTTCAGGCTGGGTTGCCAGTGGCAGGCCTCGAACCCGCAACCTCCGGTTGTGAAAGGTGCTCCCGCCGATTGAGCTTCGCTAACGTTCGACGATACCGTATCCGCATCGTTGTCGGAAAACGCTTAGAAGGCGATATTGATCGCAGTTTTTCTGGATTCCTGACTTTTGCCGCCAGTTCATTGTTCGAGCTTGCATTGTCGAGCCGATACTATGAAGTAAAGAGAGAAGCTCTATGATGCCTTAACGTTTGTCTGTTCCTAGTCATACCTTTTGATGCTAATATATGTGGATAATTCCAAGCCGTTGGGGAGGGAACAATGCCTGCCGCTCATTGCGTATCATCGCTCGAAGGGACGATACTGCATGCAGATCAAGGCTTTCTCGACCTGCTGAAACGTCGTGAAGACGAAGTGATCGGAATATCCTATCGTCAAATCACGGATCCTCGCGATTTGGAACGAAGCGCTGACATGCTGGCGCTATTAAGAGAAGGCGCCGCCCCTGTTCGATTGCAGAAACGATACCTGCGACCTGACGGCACCTCCATCGCGGCAAATCTGCTTGTTACCCGCTTCTCGGGCCCTGATCGTTTGATAAGTACGCTGTTCTGGCATGATAACGGCCGCGATCCGCCACCGGCTAGGCTCTGGGAGGCAGCGCTTCGGATACGTCATGTACACGACGCTCGTATCAGGCTGTTCGGTGCCGATCTGAGCACTGATCCGATCGGATCAGTGCTCATCGGCATCTACCTGGCCGAGGCCGAGGGCAGGAGCATTGGGCTGGCCAAGATCGCAACATATGCAGGCATCGCAAACTCGACCGCTGCTCGGTGGGTCGAAGTGTTGCAGCAGCGCGGGATCGTTGAGGGAGAACACGACGCATTGATTGACCTCCGGTTAAGCCAATCGGGATTAGACCGAGTGGAGGCCATGCTGGCGACGGTTTATGAGGGAGGCGATGCGGCCGGCATGTTGGCGTAAAGTTTGTGCATAACACCCACGGGCGATGGGTCGCGCGGGGGCGCGCCTAGCCCCTGGACCTATTGCTGCTGAAATCGAAAGTGCCAAGCTTAACTCCGATCAATTCCATACAGGTAGCATCCGCCCGCTGTCTTGATCTAGATTATTCCCGCTATGCCTTACGGTGCGCGTTGGAATACGAGACAGGAGGCTGAGGATGAGTCCCGACCAACATAACAGATTAAAGGCGCTTCTTTTGGAAGCGCTGATGATAACCGATAAAATGCAGGGGCACGATGTTCTCGCCCTTTACATCGTCCAAGCAATAGATGCCCTGACGCCCAACGTCCGACGATAAAGGTCTAGCGTCAGGTGTTCCGCCTGCCTTCCAAGAAGTGGTCAGGCTGCTTTCGTTGCGTATCGGGCTTCCCGCTTGCGTTAACACCTGGACGTTTATGCAGGCGATGTACGCTCCGCTATAATCGCCTGCGCCGGACAATGAGCCCGTGCGGACCAAGCTTCGCGACGAAACTTTGCTCGTTATCCTAACTCGCGCCTAGATCAAGCGGCGGATAGTATCGAGGCGATCCTGTCCGCAAACCCCTTCAGCATCGTGACTTTGCCGAGACCAGCGAGCTTCCGCGGTTCGGGATCGATGGCGCAAAGAGTGCCATAGAACGAGCCATCAGCGAGAACGATGGGAAGTGAAACATAGCTTTTAAAACCGTACAGAGCCGGAGCGGGATGGCTTAGCCACTTGGAATTTCCCGCCACGTCGTCGATTACCACGGTATTACCATGCTCTCGTATGTCGTTGCAGATAGTCGTTGAAACCCTCAGTTCCTCACCCGGTGACATCCCGAAGTCGATCTGATCGACGACTTGACAGGCAATCCACCGTGTATCGGTAACACGAGCAAGGGCGACAAACCCCATTCCGGTTGATGTGGCAAATTCATCTAAAATCTGGCGGATACCGTCATCGTCACCGTCGCAAGCGGCGCCATCTGCAAATTCATCGAGCATACTCGTCGTTACCGGTCCCGCGGGAGGACGGCAACTGTTCCCAATTGTCACGCATCAATTCGTTTTGCTTAGATGCCGCTTTACCGCATTGATGGCGACGAAACTCGGTGCCTTGCACTCCCAGATCGCGTTTCCATCGTTTGATGCAAACCGAGGATTGCTACTTTAACCTTCGTACAGCTTTGCCAACGCTGCAACCGGAAAGCCACGCGAAACGCTCTGACATTTTGTCATGAATTTCAAAGGGGCATTGGTCCGGAACGCCTTCGCATTGACCGCTTTTCAAGCCCGCTTCATACGCATCGCGTAACAATGGTTCGTCTGGTTTCATTGGATGGTAACGCTCAAAGCCAGAGATCGGATTGAGCCAGATCAATACAAATTTCGTGCTCGAAGGCGAATCTCGTCTTACGCCCCAGTTGCGGTGCGATCATGAGATTTTAAAGGCATACGCATTCCCATTTCATCATCGTTTTGACGTCGCAGCGTTGTGTCGGCTATCGCCATCGGCGTTCGCGAAAGCGGAAAGTCCGCTTTCCTTCCCATAGCGGACATCGCAGGCGGCTTCCGCTTGGGGGGCACGGCTGTCTTGTAGAGACCGTCTCTACAAAACTCGGCCGTAGCTTTTCGCCCGCGCGCGCGCCGACATGGCGGGCATCATGGCAGCAACTGCACCCTCAACGACCGTCGACCTGTCGCGCCTGCCGGCGCCGACCATCGTCCCGCTGCTCGGTTACGAGACGATCCTCGCTGCAATGGTCGCGAAGATGCGGGAATTCCTGCCGAGCTTCGATGCCACCGTCGATAGCGATCCCGCGGTCAAGGTGCTGCAGGTCGCGGCGTATCACGAAGTCCTGATCCGCCAGGCGGGCGACGATGCCGGCAAGCAATTGCTGGTCGCCTATGCCACCGGCGCGAACCTCGATCATCTCGCCGCCCTGGTCGGGGTGCCGCGGCTGTCGGTGACCGACGGTACGACGACGATCCCCGAAACCGACGACGCGCTTCGCCAGCGCATCGTCCTCGCTCCCGAGGGCTTCTCGGTCGCCGGCCCCGAGTTGGCCTATGTGAAGCACGCGAAGGATGCGAGCGGCGACGTCCTCGATGCCAGCGCCACGTCACCGGCCCCCGGCGAAGTGCTGGTGTCGGTCCTGTCGCGCATCGGCAGCGGCGTCGCTTCGTCTCAATTGCTCGACGCTGTCCGTGCGATCGTCACGGATCCCGCGATCCGCCCGCTGGGCGACGCGGTCACCGTCGCCTCGGCGAATATCCTGTCGTTCGAGATCGTCGCCGCGCTGCTCACGCTTTCCGGCCCTGATACCGACCTGATCCTGACGGCCGCACGCGCGGCGCTCGTTGCGTATCTGGCCGACAGCCGCAAGCTCGGCCGCGCGATCACCCGCGTCGGCATCACCGCCGCGCTGAAGGTCGCCGGTGTCATCGACGTCGACCTGCAGAGCCCGGTCGCGTCGATCGCCTGCGATCTCAGCCAGGCGGGCAACTGCACCGCCATCACGATCCGCCATGGCGGATACACGACGTGACGCTGCTGCCCCCCAATGCGACTGCGCTCGAGCGCGCGCTTGAGATTGCGACGTCCCGGATCGGCGACGTCCCGATACCGCTTGCCCCGCTATGGGATCCGGCCACCTGCCCCGCCGATATCCTGCCCTGGCTCGCCTGGTCCCTCTCGGTCGACCGCTGGGATGCCGACTGGCCGGAAGCGAGGAAGCGCGCGGCTATCGCCGGCTCGATCGCGTTGCACCGGATCAAGGGCACCCGCGCATCGGTCGAGGCGGTGATCGCCAGCTTCGACGCGCTGATCGAGCTGGTCGAGTGGCATCAGACCGCGCCTCGCGGCGCGGCGCACACGTTCGAGGTCGTCATTCCGATGGTGACCGCCCCCGGATCCGCGCCGGGCGGCGCGCGCGCCTCGGTCGCGTTCGTCGACCAGATCGTGCGCGAGGTGTCGCGCGTGAAGCCGCTGCGCGAACATTTCAAAGTGGTGCAGCTCGTCACGCTCGCCGGTGCGATCGGCGTGCGCGCTGCCGCCCGGCTTTCCAGCTTCATCCGTGAAAATGCCAACCTCACCATCGACGTATCACCCGAATGGCAGTTCTTCCTCCAGACCGAGGATGGCGAGCCGCTGGAGGGTGATGACGGCGCTTATCTGGATACCCGCCCATGATCCTCCCCGCGCTTGCGCTCACCATGACGACGCTCGGCCTGCAGCGGTTCACCGCCGCTCAGGTCGAGGACGATATCGACCTGTCGATCAGCCATGTCGGTCTGACCGATACCGCTTTCGTCGTTGCCCCGACGCTGACCGCGCTGCCGGGCGAATTCCGCCGCCTCGATACGATCTCGGGGAAGCCCGTCGGCAACAACATCGTCCACATGGTCCTGCGCGACGATGCCGACCTGACCTATGGCGTGCGCGGTCTCGGCCTGTTCCTTGCCGATGGCACGCTGTTCGCCGTGGTCGGCCAGGTCGAGCGCATTTTCGTCAAGGCGCAGGTTGCATCGTTCCTGCTCGCGATCGACGTCGCCTTCGGCAGCGCCGGCGCAACGGCAGTCGGCATCCTCGTTGCGACGCTCGCGCCGCAATGGACCCGAATCTGCCGGCTGGCACTCGGCAACGTGGAGCCCGGGCACACCCCCCTGCCCCCCAGGCCGTTCGCCGAAGCGTCGCACTCGTGACGTGGGCGACGTCGCAGTCTGCTTCGGCGACCGCGCCCTTTTCCAAGGGCTCGGCCGGACCGGAAAACAGTGCGATGTCCTCGCCGTACGCAAGACCTTTGCCTCGGTTCGCTTCGACGACGGCCAGGCACTCCTTTGCCTCGCCGCCGATTTGCACCCGATCAAACGACGCCCGCGGCCCATGTTCTGACACTCTCGGCGGTCTTGTTGAGACGCTCTCTACAAGACCTCAAGGTGGCGTCGGGCCCGCGGCACCTTCCACCACAGGACTCGTATGATGTTCAGCGCCGCTCCCTCTGCAGCCCGCCATTCTCAGCCATGCACACAGTCAACAGCCTGTTCCTCAAATCGGGAACAGGTCGCATTTCCGATTGAGGTCCCTCGTATGATGGGCCTGGACACTGCAGCTGGATTGCTCGGCAAAGGCCGGCTCGCCGACGAACTTTGTATCACGGTCCGCAATCTGAATTACAAGATCGGCGGAGAGCGCGGCGCATGTGATGCTGACATAATCGCAGCGGCTCGTGGTCTAGAGGAGCGGGCAAAGCGATTCCTGGCTCATGCGCAGAAGCTGCGCGCCGTCGTGTCGCAAGCCATGTCTCCCTCAGCAAAACAGCCGGGTCTGACTGACTTGGGGATAGCAGCATGAGCGCCAGAGCCCTTATCCGGCAGGCGGATCTAGCCCGTGTTCTTCGCGCCGCGGAGAAGGTCGGTGTTCCGGTGCGCGTAGAGATCGAGCCCGGCCGGATCATCGTTACGACGGGCGCTGGCGTGTTGCCAGTTGGCGCCAATAGCCTGGACGAGATGTTCGCGTGAAACGGCGTTGGCTGCCAAAGTACGTCAGCACGTTCCGCGACCGACATGGGAAGGCCCATTATCGGTATCGCCGGACGGGTTTCGTCACCTACTATTTCAAGAATGATCCAGGGACCGAGGCGTTCCTGACGGAGCTGCGCGCCTGTAATGACGGCGTCAGCGCCCCTGAAATCGAAGCCGGCGCCAATCGTGCTGTGGTTGGCACGTTCGACGACCTGCTGTCACGCTACTACCGCTCGCCAGATTTTCTCGATCCGGGCGAACGAACCCGCGTCGTCTATCGGGGCACGCTGGAACGTTGGCGCGCACGGACCCGCAAGGGACGGCGCTATGGCGAGATCATGGTGCGCGAGCTCCAACCGCGACACGTCGAGGCAATGCTTGCCGAGTTGCTGCCGCATCGAACGTCGGCGAACATGCTGCGAAAGCGGCTCTCGGCGCTGATGAAGTTCGCGATGCGGATCGGGATGGCTGGCAGCAACCCGGTCATCGTCACGCGACCTTTCAAGGTCAGCGGTGGCGGGTTCCATAGCTGGACCGAGCAAGAAATTGCCGCATACGAGCGCCAACATCCGGTTGGCACCATCGCGCGTTTGGCTTTCGATCTGATGATCTGGACCGGCCAGCGCGGCGGTGATGCGCGGAAAATGGGACCGGCCAGCGTCCGCGATACGCGCCTCGAGCTCACCCAGGAAAAGACAAAGGTTTTCGTCTCGCTGCCCATCATGCCGGGCCTGGCGGAATCGATCCTAGCGACGCCGACAGTCGGCGCGATCTTCGTCGTAACGGAATTCGGCAAGCAGTTCTCGGTGAAGGGCTTCGGCAACAAATTCCGCCAGTGGTGCGACGAGGCTGGTTTGCCGAACTGCTCGGCCCACGGCCTGCGCAAAGCCGCGGCACGCCGATTCGCCGAGGCTGGCTGCTCGAACCAAGAGATCAAAGCGTGGACCGGTCACACGACCGACAGCGAGGTCGCGCGCTACACCGCCGCGGCCGACCAGCGCACGTTTTCAGACACTGCCGCAATCAAACTTTTGGCTAACCTCGCGGAAAGGTTAGCCAAAGATGCTGCTAAAGCATTGAAATCAGGGGATATAAAATGA